AAGCAGCCATGCCGCTGCCCCTTGGTTAAGCCAGCCGGATCAGGCCGGTGCTGGCGTCATTGACGGGCATGGTCAGCGTGAATGTGCCAGCGGTCACAGTCTGTGAGCCAAAGGTGTGGACGCTGACCGCCTTGTTTGACTGCGTGCTGTTGTAGATCAGGACAGCATCAAACGCTGTGGACAGCGTGACCGCGCTGTAAGTGATGCTGGCGCTTGGAGTCACAAAGGCAGTCGTACCGCTGGTGCTTGGCGCTGTGCCAAAGGTCACTGTCACGCCACCGGCAGTATAGCCAGTGCCAGACACTTCATCGGACGCAGAGTAGGCCGTGGTGGCCGCATTGACAGTGGCAGAGGGCAAATACAAAGCCGCCTTGAAGGTGTCAGCGGGAGTAGAGCCGCGGGTAACACCAGTGCCAAAGTTGTGATGACCGACGAGTAGTTCGCCTTTAAACGAAGTGCACATTGCTTGCGTGTTAGCCATGACCTAGTCCTTACATTTGTTGAGTTTCGCCTTGGGCAAAAACCGCTCGCTTTAGAGCCATATGAACAGACCGATGCACCAGCTCACCAGCAAGCCAGTATTCGATCCAGGTTGTCGTCTCAGTCTCGTTATCAATAGAACCCTCACGCTTTTCAAGCAGTGACTCGTCCATCTCGCCCTTGGTAGTCGTGATCATAATTTTCACCCAAAAGACCTGGCCCGCATCATTATGCTGCCACCAGATGTCGCACCGCGGTCGTCAGCAATCTGCAGCTCCTCAAGGCCGCGAGTATAAATCGCCGCCCATACTGGCACCCGCGAATCGTCCTTCAGATAAGGCGCAGCCTGCATTAGCGAGCCGTACAGATACACATCTGGCGCTTGCGTTAAAAGCCAATTGACTGCCACCGATGACGACAGTTTCGATAGCTTGGCGTAATAAATCAGCTCTGCGGTGTAGGTGCTATCAGGCACCGGCAGCACACGGATCTGGCCGCCGACAATGCCGAAGTATCCTGGACGGCCAGGCGAAATGTAGGTTGTAGATTTAAGACTATCAAGTGCGTCGATTGACTCGAACACCAGCGCCGTCACGGGATTCGTGTTTAGCTTGATCGACTTGGTCTCGAGGAAATCATCCGGCACCGCGCTGTATTCAGTATTGATTGACGCCGTGGCGCGCACGATCATCTGGCGGGTGCGCAGCGTGCGCTCAATCTGCGCCTCGGCCAGAGAGATAAAGTCCGGAATGACGTTGGTCAGATCGGTACGGTTAAGCCAGTCGGCCACCGACGCCTTGAGTTCTGTGTACGTTGTCAGTGCCATTAGGGCGCCTTTTCCTTCTCTAGATCCTTGATGACCCAGGTGTGGTCGTGCTTAAATTCAAACGTGCCGACGTGGCCGATTTCCTTCGACACATCGTGATCAATCCAGATTTTAAAGCCAGCAGCCCGAGCCTTGTTGCAAAAATAAACGTCCTCGCCAATGTAGCCACGCTTATCGCTGCGCCAGGGCGTCTCGTACCACGGCTCCGACAAACCCTTGAAGACGTTGGCCTTGATGAGCATAACGCCCATGCCGACAGATCCAACCTCCTGCAAGCCGGTGCTTTCTGGCATCGACCAGACCAGCTCGCGGTCGCCGTTTTCCTTGTAGATCTGCGCCGTCGGCCCGGTGGGCATCCTGCGCCTGGCGCAGTTGGCCGCCACGATGTCCAGATCGTGCGCCAGCAGCCTCGAAATCATGTCCTGCGGGAAGCGCATATCCGAATCCACGAACAGTAGATGCGAGCAGCCTTCGCGCATTGCATCGAGCGACAGCTCGGCGCGCTGGTTAGCGATCAGCGTTCCCTCGCTGATCTTGAGCGATACAGCGTCGTTCGTGTTCAACGTGTGGTGGCACACCATGTTGACCAGGTCATAGGTGAACATGGTGTGAACCATGTCACGCGCAGGCGTGCAGACAGCGATGTACTGGTTCTTCATACCTGCCCCGGCCGCACGCGGAAACGGCGATTTTCGGGGTCGTTGAGCCAGCGCTTCATGTAAGCCTCATCCTCGAGCTTACCCTCGGCCTTCATCTGGTAATACAGACTTAGCGGAATCGACGCCACGCGGGACCATTCGCCCCAACGTGCGCGCTCATCCACCTGATTAAATTCTTGCTTGTTCTCTTCAACAATCGCGGAGACATCCTGCTGCGTCTGGATCGTCGCCTCGTCCTTCTCTTCGTCGTAATGCCATGTCCGGGTGATCCCCAGATCCTTATTAACGTCAAACAGTTTTGAATTTGTCATGTTTTTAGGTTGTTAAAAAAGGGACCAGGTTTCCCTGGCCCCTTTTGCTCCAATTAGGAGGTCACCAGGTCAGCAGCCAGACCGTGTGCGTTTTCTGCGGATACCTTCAGACCCCACTCGACGATCAGCATACGCTTCTCAGCGTCGCCGGTCTTAGCGAGTTCGACTTGTTGGTAAGGACGCAGAACAACCATCTTTGCGTAATCGGGATCGATCACGAAAGCGTCACGCTCGCGCTGGAAGCGGTTGGGGACCACGTTCACGTTGCCGAAGTCGCTGACATAAATGTCAGCAGCGCCGATGATGGTGGCAGGACGCGCACCGCCGTCGACGTTGAAACGCGAAGAGGCGATACCGGCAAAGCCAGACACGCGCTGCTTGTTGACCGGACCGGTCATCAAGATCTTCGGAGTACCACCAGCAGTCCACACCTTCTGAATCACGTTCTTCAGGATGGTCTCGGTGAAGGTGCGAACGGTGCCATCAGTGCGACCCAGCGTAGGCAGAGTCGTGTAGGACGGGTTGCCGCCGTTGGTGGTGTCGTAATCGACGTTGGTCTTGATGAACGCATTCAGCGAAGCAGTCGTGCGAGCAGCGGTGGTGCTACCAGAGGTGGTACCAGCGTTGTTCAACATCGAGAACTCTTGGTCACGCTTCAATTCAGAGCTGCGTTTGGCGATCTGGTACGCGACCTCAGAGCGGCGACCTGCCTTGTTCACCACTTCTTCAGTGTTGGACAGGACGATAGTCTTACGGCTGATCTGCGCATAGTTCTGCAGGCGCACGGTAGCAACCACAGAGTCAAACGACGTGACGTCGTCGCCTTCGAGCTGCGAGTTTGCAGCGGCGGCTGCGAGCGTATCGGTCTGCCACTCATAAAGAGTGTTAGTGACATTCTCTTTGCCGATGTTCGACATGAACGGGGTTTCTTCGGGTGCAATGTTGGTGATGACATTGCTCAGGTCTTCACGGATACCCTTTGCAGAGTAAGTCGTAAAGGTATTAGTTACGATAGCCATTTTCTTACCTCAATAGAAGTTCAATTGCGGAGGCCGCATCATCGACGCGGCCGGTCTTTGCGAGACGCTGGGTCGCACGAGCACTGTCACTCATTTGAGATACCCGACCTGCTGCACCAGGCTTGGCAGGTTTAGGTCCGTTGTTGGTCACGGGTTTGATGCCCTGGCGCTTGGCCTGCATCTGGTCATACAGCGCCGCTTTACGCAGCGCCAAAACCACCCGGTGGTCGTAAATGTTTCCAAGTTCTTGAGGTGTGAATCCCATCTTCTGACCGAATTCAACCAGCATGGTTTTCTCTGCCTTAGCCTTGGCAGGATCTTTCCACGCCGGGATAGCTTCAAGCAGAGCATGAGATTCACGAGCCTTGTGGGCCTGCAAATTCTGCATCTGCTCTTGCTGAGAGATCTCGGATAACCGCTGCTGCTCGGCCTGAATAGCCGCGGCTTTTTCCCTGTTCTCTCGCATCGCCTCGCGCTGCCTAACGTATTCGATGGGGTCTTCTTGATAAAGACGATCCCAGTCGATCTTCGGATCGGCAGCGGTTTTCACTTGCTCACTCAACGCACCTAACAACTGAGCGTATTGCTCGCGCTCGGCCCGAATCGCCTGCAGTTCAGCTTCGGCAGCCTTACGCGCCTCTGCGACCTGCTGGGTCTTTCGGGTGTAATCCTGAGTCCGTGAATAACCCTTTTGGAGTTCATCCAAAGTGACCTCGACTTCCTTACCGTCAACTTTGACGGTGAAAATCTCGGGCTTTGCTTCGTCCTGGGTGTCTTCCTCCAACTCAGGTTGATCAGCAGGAGCCTCGTCGCTGGACCCGTCTTCAATGTCCAGAGATTCATCAACTGCTGCCGCGGTCACATCCTCTTGAGAACGTGACTCCTGCGTCTCGCTGCCGTCTTGTTGTCCCTCTTCAGGCAATATTGCAGCGAGTGCTTGGACCGCTTGGTCCATGTTTAGGGGTCCAGATGGGGCACTTGCCTGTGGCGTAGGTGCATTCATTGGTGTAATCTTTCCTTATCTTTTTTGAACACGTTCGATAGCGCGCTGCGCCACCTTGCCGTTATCGATCACTTTTATGAGTTCAATTTTCAAATTATCAATCGCCTTGAGCATCGACCAGCATTGCTCGCGCTTTGCCGTCTCGTCTGCTCGCGTCGACTTGAACACCCAAATCTGATCGTTCTCCAACTTCGCAAGGGCAGAACCTAATGTCTCGTCCTCCATTAGCTGCTGCGCCTTGCGCCCTTTCATTACCAACTCGTCATCCGTCATTGAGCCATTCCATTAAGGTTGATGGGGACAGGCACTTGAGGCGCCTGCTGTGCCTGCATCGCAGACTGCATTACCGCCGTCTGCGAACGCATTGCTTCACGGTCCATATTCTGCGCGGCCATCAGTTCCGCGTTATTAATCTGGGTGCCG